CTTCCGGGGTTCGTTTACCACCAATCCAATATACCTAAACGCGTCCGCGCCGTGGCTATAAATGTCGTGTAGCGGTGACTTGGAGAACTGTTTAGTATCTGGGTCAACATCATACCGATAGTGCCGCAGACATTGTAGCCCTTGATGGCAGTTTTCTTTATCAAAGTAACACTTCTGGAAAATCGTGCGGGCGGCGTTGATTGAGTCCGTAACCGGTACTCTCGGTAGGATTTGTACCTTGTAGTTTGCTTTCCTAACTATGTCCGCAATCGACCGACCAGCCGCAGCTAAGGTTGTGTTCTCCGCATCGTGGGGTAGCCAGATGGTGTCGTAAACGTAGCCCAATGACTGAAGCTGGGCCAAGTAGTAGCTCATGGTCTTTTGATTGTCCTCAAGGTAACGGATCAACCGAATCTCAAAGCCTATGAACTGTACAAACCATATCGCCGTGTTATCTGCCCAGCCCAAGTCGAATACCGCGTGGACGGGCTTGATAGCGTCATACGGGACTTTAGTAATCCGTCCGTCCATCTCAGCCAGAGTCATCTCTTGGGCAAAGACCGCCCCATCGACCGTCCGTCTGCATAAGCCCTCCCAGACGTTTAGGTAGGCGTTATGGTCGCGGATCTCAAGGTTCTCTTTTTCCTCCCGCAGGGTCTGGGGGAACCACGGGTTGTCTCGCCATGTGATCTTCTGGACTATCGCGTTCTCAGGCGGGCTGATCACGAACCGCTGGTAGGTATCATCAGTCTCCAGCTCCGGGTTAAAGGTCACCCAGATTTCTGAGTTGTCCCTACGGATGGTTGGGATCAGGACGTTCCAGCTCGTTTTAGAGATGGTCTGGGCTTCTTCGCACCAGCAGATGTCCACACCCTCGAAGGACTTAATCGACATGATGTTGTTCTTCAGTCCCGCAAAGAAGAACTCGGTTCCGTTCCTACCTCTGATTGAGGTGTTCGTTACCTCGTAAAACTCCGATAGGCCCAACTGAGCTATCTGGTCAGCCAAGAGCTTGTGGACTGAGTCCTTGATTGAGACCTGAAACTCTCGGGCGCAGAGGATTCGTAGCGGGTCTTTGGCTCCCTTGATCAGTAGGGCTCTAGCCACTCCCCAAGACTTAGCTCCACCTCGGCCCCCGTAGAGAACCTTGTAACGCTTGGGCTCAAAGAGGCACGCAAGTTTGACCGGGAACTCGGCCTTGGCTACGGCCTGTTCAAGTAGCTCCCTGTCATCAGACATCAATGGTCTCGGGCGGCTTTATGAACGTGACCTGTATCGCGTTGAGGATTGGAGAGCCATCGGCGTTCTCCATCTGGTTAATCTGGATTGCCTTACCGTCTAGCCTGTCTATTACTTCTTTGACTGCCCAAGCCTCTCCCAGCTCTGCCTGAGTTAGTAGCGTCTCTACTATTTTTGGGAGTCTCGCAGGGTTCTGAACCAGCGCCTTACGCAAGGCGTCATGGAACATCTTCCCCTTTACAGCATTTGTATTACCTATCGGTGCGGCCATATTGATTAACTCAATCTATAAGTTCCTTACACGGAATTGGATTGTGAACTCTTATTGTTTACTTTGCAACCTTTTTGTAGTAACCTATTTGTTCTTTCAGGAGAATAACAATGGCTAAAAAAATTACTGCTTACTGTGGGTTTGATCAGGGTTCTAGGTCTGGTTATGTTCGTTGGTCTAAAGAGTATCTACAGATGACTGACGCACAGCGCCTTGAGTTCCTAACCGATGTGATCAATCACCTTGTACATGAACACAAGTTCCGCATGACCGTTATCGGTAACCTAAGAACTGCATCAACGGGTCTAGGGCTTCCTCAGTAAATTCTTCACCGTGGTGGGCGATTTGCATGGATCGCGCAATCTGGTGTGGTTTTTTGCCCATTTTAGTCATTCGCTCATAGGTCTTAGGCATCAACAGATTGATTGGCGCTCCCACGACCTCCCCTTGGGCGTTCATTAGGCCACCTTGGTAGATTCCCGGTATGCCTTTGGAATACGATTCATGGATGTATGACGGGTCAACCATGCCGCGGCCCGGAATCGCGGAGAACATTCCGTATCCAGCTTGGCCTTGAGAAAAGCGGGGGTCGTTCATAACTTTCAGAACATCCTCGTAGACCGGAAAGCCTTCCTTACGGAACTCAGCCAACCCCATATTCTTGACGATAGCCTTCCGCAGCTCGCCGTCATCCTTTATCAGCTCTTGAATGTCTGGGGAATCTATGCCAGCAAAATCTTTAAATGGGTAACTTTTTTGCTTGGTTTCTTGATTGATTAACGGCTCGTTGCGAATTTTTACGTTCAGTCTCTGTATAGCCTCTTTTGATGGATTTAAGGCTTCTAGCTGGTTTAGCATCCCTTGGGCTATATGGTGGCTAAAGTTGGTTCCCTCTGGAGCCATTCCAAGGGTCACGCCTAGAACGTCCTTATTTCCAAACATATTGAGATTCGCAATCTTGCCAGACGCTGCGCTGGGCTGCGAGGCAAAAGCTATTTGTTCGTCAATGTTGGGCTTGTTGAGCATATAGTTAAACCCACCCTGCCGCATTACCCCCTTGCTCAACGGTACGCCGCCTATCTGTTGCACTCGACCGCCCGCAGCAGACAAATCACTTGATACCGGCACTATCGTCTTTCCTAACAAAAACTCTGGACGCTGGCCTATTTCCTTGATCATTAACATTTCAGGCGTTGGCGCAATTACATCGCCCTTTGTAGCCCTCATTTCCTCCCGCAAAAACGCAGCAGGGTTTTGAATTTCTTTCTCAAACCGTGTGATTGCGGATTTTTCGGCTGGGTTGAGATTCGGTTTGTCCCCATATAGCAGCTCGCGGATGGTCTTGCCGCCAACCTTGGTGATACCCATGTTCGCAAAGCTCAACGACCCTTCCATGGCCCTTTCCGTGTAGGCCCGGAACGCGTCTGAATTCGTTACCTTTAATGGGTTCTTCGGGTCACCAAAAGCTAAGTCGCGCAGGGTGTTGAGTTCCCGGTCTTGCTCTTGAGCTATGCCAGCCATCTGCTCCGCATACAGCGCAGGGTTAGCCGCAAAGTCCTTCATACGGCGCTTTAAGGTGTTGCCAGCACTAAAGATGTCCGCAAGAACTGGCATTACTTCTTACCTTTAGTACCCTTTTTGGCTTCCCGCTTAACTGCGTAAGCTATCGCAACCGCTTGCTTGACCGGTTTCCCAGCCTTTACTTCGGTCTTGATGTTCTGCTTGAACGCCTTGTCTGTTATGGATTTCTTTAGCATAGCTACTTCTTTGCTGTCTTGGCTGACTCTTTGAACGCCTTTGCTGTTGGCGCTCCCTTGGTTCCGGGGGCTCGCATCTTTTCTGGAGTTTTGCCCGCTGCCTTTTGAGCCTTGATTCTCTCCCTCTTTCGATGGATGTTTTCGTAAAGTCCGGTAGCCATCAGTCATTCCCCTTGTTTTCGTTAATCTTGACGGTATCTGTTTTGATCTTCGCAAGCCACCAATTGCAGTCCGCAATCGCTCCATCCAGCGCTTGAAGATTTGCAATGGTGACGGCACGTTGTTGATTAAGTTCCGCAACTCTTGCCTGTATTGACTGCTCATCCATTAAGCACCATGTATTACTGCAAAGTTCACAACAACGGCTTCGCCCAATGTGCCAGCAGTAAAGTTACGCAATGAAATAGTTGCTGAACCGGCAGCCAAATTGGACACATACACTAGGTAAGCGCCTACTGTTGCACCGCTTGCAATACATACGACCAAAGTGTCTTTAGCGCCAATGGTTGTGTTATTTAGGGTAAACGAAACAGTAGTTACCGTTGCCAAATTAGCATTATTCATAGTAATTTGACCCGCAGACTTGTTAAGGGTCACGGCGGTAGATTTGTCCGTCAACTGAGTGACCGTACCCTGCGCTGCTGCGGAGTAACCTAATTCGCTGGACGCATAGATAGTTGTTCCAACGATAGTTGTTCCAACCACCGTACTTGGGGTGCTTGCTCCGATTGGGCTGTTGTCTACCGAACCCCCAACAATTATTTGATCTTCGTAAGCTACACCGATTGATTTTGAATTTGACATGATTTTCCTTTGGTTAGTTAACAATTCCAGTTTTTCAAGGCCGCAGCCTTACGGGTTGGTCGGCCCTTTTCGTCCTTCATCGGGCCGGGGACTCCACTCATCCGCGCACAAAAAGACTTTTTACGGCCTTCGTCAGCCTTTGTCTTAGGGTTTGGAGCTGGAGCTTTAAGGTTTGAATTATTTTTCGCATTGTATGCCGCCCTTCCTTTTGCAGTCATGCCCGCACCCTGCTCCACGGGCTTGTAGTTCTTGCCCTTGCCAGTAGTAGTCCGGGGTATGGGTTTATTGGTTGTTTTCATCGATCCAACACACGTCTTTCCATGACATCATAAGCAACTTTTGGCCTTCTTGCTCTACTTCTTGATACGTCAGGTACTCGCCTGTTGTTCCGTAGCGAATCTTCTGACCCACCTCGCAGGGGTTAGGAATGACCCTGCCCTTCTTGTCGTACTCACCCGGCCCAACAGCCACCACCTCGCCCATGTTCGGGTTTTCTTGCATGATTACTTCAAGGATTGCGCTCTTTTCGCGCTCAATCGGCTTGACTAGAATCCGGTCGCGCAATGGCTGGATCATTTTTTCTCCGTTTTTTGGGTTCGTCAATAACTTTCTGTTGAAACTCTCCGCACCATTGTGTGTCTTGCTTCATAACGTACTCGGGATACCGCTGGCACATTCCAAACTTCTGGTTTGCCAGAAAGAACCTACAAGTCCCGCAGTTCACTTCAAGTTTTCCAG